CTCACAAGACCATGGATGGCGTGGATGATGTTACGTCCAAAGCCAGTGGTATCTTTGATAGAGTGAACGGTATGGCATCGACAGCGAAAGCCAAGATAGATGGCCTTATGGCGACTATTACGGATAAGTTGAAGATGAATTATCCTGAAATGGCCGCGGTAAGCCGTTTCGGGTTGGGTATGATAGCAGTATCTGTTGTGTCTGCGTGCACGATAGTGGCTATTGCCACGGGTGCGTCATATGTCATCCGCCGTCTGCAGCAGGTCAGCAAGGACCTAGCAGCGGTGGTTGAAATGGCAACCCTATTCTTTGGAATGACGACAGTCTCCTTGCTTTCTACATATCTTTTCCGTGAGCTCACAAAATATTGCGTACGAGCTTACGAGGAGGATTGTACTTGGCGGGCTGACTATGTTCTTGACAAGGATATTTTCCCAGAGAGTAATCCGGAGACTTTTGATAAGTCTACGGCACTGGCTGTCATAGCCTACACTCTGGCTAGTGGTGCTGATGAATTTAGTACCAAGCGCTTCGCTGAAGTGACCAGGTGTGTTGGCAGTATCCCGAGTGGTATTGACACTGTGGGCAAGGCTGTTGAAACAGTTACTGTTCTTTTTCCAAAGTACCTTCAGTATACACACACTCCTGAAATCAGTGCGCTGGCAGTACTTCCTAATCAGGATCGAATGGTCATTCAGAGTCTTATGGGTTTGATTGGTCAGTATGAGACAGATCAGGAAGCTCTGTTCTCGGATCGAGATTGGATCATTGCTTTTGATTGCGTTTTCCGACGGTTTTCGAAAGGTAGAATGAGACTCATGTTTGATCTCAAGGCGAGGTCGAGTCGCCTGGCAAAGAATATGACGGAAATTTACAAAGTGGCAGTCAAAGTGCAGGCCACCATTGCAAATATCCTTCATTCATCAGGCAATCGACCGACTCCTGTTGGAGTGTGGATGCACGGTGAGAGCCGGGTGGGCAAAAGTTACATTTTGAAAGTCCTGTGTAGTTTGCTCTACCCTGAAGGTCCAGAAAGCGAATTCTATGTGAGAAATATCAATGATCAATACTGGTCTAATTATTATTATCAACGTTTTGTCGCGTTTGATGATGTTCTCACGTCCGGCTCTTCTACAGAGACAGAGAATATTGCGGATTTTCTGTCACTGCTCTCCAATGTGAGTAAGCCATTGAATATGGCTTTTGAAGGAGAGAAGGGCCGCGCTTTCACTGCAGAGGTAGTGTGTGTCACTAGCAATCAAAATGTGCTGACGCACAAGTTTCCCACCATTAAGAATGTCGGTGCGTTGAAAAACCGGTTTCCTTTTGTTGCTGAGGTGTCTCTGATAGACGATGTTACAATTAAAGGAGAATTGGATGCGGACAAGTTTGCTGCCTGGGAGGCACAGAACCCTGAGGCGGCGGCTAGATTTGAGCATGTGAAGATTGTCCTTCGGTATGGGAGGTCAGAACGCGTCCCTAGGAAGGTTAGCTTTTTCCAATTCGTCTGTTTGGTGATGGCGGAACGGGATAGAGCGCGTGAAACATTCTTCAAACATGTGAGCACGTCTGCGACAACGGAGCACTTCGAGGCCTATGTCAATTCACTCCGACAACATGAGATCAAGTCGGAGGGTACAGAAGAGAAGGCCACTGCCAGTTATGCCTCTGTCACGAATTCTGGACCAATAGTTCCAAAGCGGAAGATTAGGAACGTAACCGGCAAGGACAATGGTGCGGTACGTAAGTTGCTAAAACAACTGCGTGATGGAAATGGTGCACCTGTGTGCACCAGTTCCTCCGATTCTCCTGCCGTACTCTCTAATCTACTTGATGTGGATACGAGGTTGATGTTGCTGGCAGACCACAGGAATTCGTGTTCATGGATCTCGCCTGACTTACGCGAGACCTTGGCCCATAGTATCCGGTTACCATTGGGCGTCTCATTGCATCCTTCCACATTTGTGTGTGAGGAAGGTAAGGAGTTCAACCATCTGGGAACCATCGAGTTCGGTGATCTGACTATATACATTATCCGGAATCACGGTGACATGTGGAAGGAATATCGAAACTTTCTCATCCCTCTTATGGAGGATGCAACTATCGCTGAGGAGGTGAAGTCACATACCTTCGACTATGAGCCTTCGGGGCGTGATGATCTGAGCTTTGAAGATCTTAGTGAGCGAGCTGTAAAAGTGCGCTTTCCTCGGATTAGGCGATGGATCAACGTGGTTCGTGATCGTGCAGGAAGAGTGTACAGTTACTTCATCGAATCCAGTGTTGCTTTGGCGCAGAAATGTCTTGCCGCACTCAATTTTGAGTTGCGATGGGGTATACGTGTCAAACATTTGTTGTCCGCCTTGGGCATCGGTGGTGCTGTGATAGGCGCTGCTGCCATGGTTTACAATTATGTTCTACCAGAGCAACCAGTGGCGGAAGGACGTCGTTATGATCAGAAAGACAAGAATGGCAGGTTCAGATTCTACACTGACAAACGTGGCAAGGTTCGTAAGCAATACTGTAAAGAGGCATTGTACTGGATGGAGCAAGAGCGCCAGAGGGGCCAATCAGGTCATCCTGAATCTGAGAGCAATCACACCAGGGAGAACATTGCAAAACATGTTTTCCATTTCACCACACCGAGAGGCGGAGCCCATGCAGCTTGCCTGAAAGGCAGGGTGTACATTGTTCCGACGCACATACTGGGACAAGTAGGTGACGAAGGTGTAGTCTGGTCATTGCGGAAAGGGGAAGTTACCTACAATGGTATCGTCACCCCTGATCGGGTGAATTACCTGACTGTGAAGGATGGAAATCGCGAGGTCTATAGTGATGTTGCTGTGGTCCATTTGGGTCCTGGTAGTCCACCTGACATGCGCGGAATCCTCCATCATATAGTTGATGATCCGATGCAAGTGGCGACTCTTGTCATTGGTACAGCTCATCTGGTACGTGAGAATGATACTCTACTAGTAGGTTGTGCTACCCGACAGGATAGCATGCAGATGTGGAAAGACAAGGAGATAGCTTTGGGTACACCTTCGTGTTGGACCTATTCTACCAGAGAGCCAGGTGACTGTGGTTCTCTTCTCATTGATGATGCTCGTGTCAAATCAGGACGCTTCATTGTTGGGATCCATGCAGCAAGGGTTCGTTCCGGTCAGTTGCGGAAAGGGATGGGCGTTCCTTTGAACAGGGAGTTCCTCACCCAGGCCTATGAAAATCTCACCAGTTCAGATATACTATCTGAAGGTGTTGAGATAGTCGCCCCTGCGGTAACGGGCAGGAGCATTCCAGAGGGACTGGTGATTCCAAACCTGGCACCCCATGGGATGGATGTTCATAAGGCACCACGCTGGCAGACTGCTTCGAAGAAGGTAGCATCTCCCATATCGTGTACACCATTTGCTCGACATTGTGTTGACGGTCCTGTCAATCTTGAGACTGAGGTGTGCATGAGAGGTATGCGCTCAGCGATGTCGAAGTACGGGATACCCGTTAGGGATTTTCCCGTGTCTATATCGAATTTGGCATGGGAGTCCTTGCGGGAGGACTTTGATGCAATGGAGCGTATTTGTCCGGTCAAGATATGGTCCCTTTCAGAAGCATTAAATGGGATGGACTATCCCTACTGTCAGCCCATGAACATGAAGGCGGGTCCGGGATGGCCATTGAAGCACATGTTCCCCAGTTTGAAGCACAAGTCAGATCATATGACATGGTCTGATGTGGACGGGTGGACGGTTGAGACTTTTGCGTTGCAGAAAATGATTGAGGATGATGAAATGTCTCTTTTGCATGGGACGCCGTTTCAGCCTTCCGCCGGGTATGTTTTTCCGAAGGATGAAATACGTCCGGCAGAGAAGGATCCTCGTCCTGTCTGTGCTGAGGGAATTCAAGATCTCATACAGCAGCGAGAGTATCTGGGTTCCTTCTGTGCCGCTTATTACAACAGTCATGGAACCAATTGGTCCGCAGTTGGCATGGACGTGCTGAGTGTGGAATGGGACCTTATGATCCGCCGCCATAAGGAAATTGCTGGATTTTCCTTTGCTGCTGATCTGAAACGTTGTGATTCAGGTATGTCGGCCACATTCATCTATGCATTTGCGGAGGAAGTTCATAGGTGGTATTCGCGCTATGGTGACCTCAATCCGAAGGAGGTTACTATGCACCGCAGAGCTCTCCATCGGGAAGCACAGAACTGTGCCCATGGATACGTTTCGTTCAGAAACAGTCTGTTCCGTAAGCCAAAGGGACAGAACACCGGGACGTTGCTCACCATTATACGAAATAGTGTGTGGTGTCGATACTTGTTCGCTTGTGCGTACATGTTACTGGCGCGCAAGTACGGTGACATTGATGACCAAGGTGTTGCTGGCTTTCGTCAGAATGTTCGACAGTCAATCTATGGTGATGATTCGATCACCACCGTGAGCCAGAGGTGTCCATGGTTTAACGGTGCAGCCATTGCGGAGGTCCTGCTTCACTATGGATATGTCTTGACGAGTGCTCACAAGAATCAGGACTACGGTGATGGTGATATACTGAAGTGCAACTTCTTACATGCCACCACTTCAGTGGGTATGGTTCCTGAGATTGGGTTCGCGAGGTATTTTTGCAAACCGGATCTCTCCTCACTTGCTAAACCTATTCGTTGGATCACCAAGGGGCTTCC